CGAATTTTTTGAAAAATGGACCCACCTTAGTCTTGTAGTCATCACTCCGCGAGTAGATTCCTCTAAAATGTTTGTAGTCTTCATATTCTTCATCTTTCGTAAACGCCTTCACCCGCAAGTCGAGTGGTTTACCTTCGTGCTCTTTGAAAACACGGCGCAATTCATTTTTGCGTGATTCAGTGTAGGGGGCACTCTCTATCCATTCTTCAAATATAAAAGTTTCAGTACTTTCAAAAATCAATGAAGTCATGTGTTTTCTGCAAAACCTCTTAACAAACCGCTTAAACTTACGCAAAAATGGTTTGTCAATTGGGGGCATACTCGCAGCTACTCGCTTGGTCATACCAGCAAGTTGGGAGGGTGAGTGTGTTAGATCAGGGACAGGGCAAGAAGCGCCTATCACATTACAGCCTAGGCTTATTCGTACTGGTTTCCGAATATTTCTTCCAAAATTCTGGTGAACTTTTGTGACTTTGAATGTCAAATCTGGAGGTGTCATTGGACTTATTAGGACGCCAACTTCACTAGGCCTATAGCCGAATATGACCCTAACGGCCCCTATAACCGAAAATGGCAACCATTCGCAACATTTGTCCACATCATGTGTTCGCGTCTGGCTATTGCATGCATTGCTGTGCCTTCATACAACGGTCCATACTTTGGTTTGTAGGCGTAGTTATATGGAATGTTGACTGAATTATTAGTACGAATTCGCAAATCAACGTTGGTTCGAGCTATCTCTGCTCGTGAGTGCAAGTTCATTGTAGACGGGGCCATGCATTGCCCCAATAACGTATCTGACGATGTGTGTTTGCCCTTTGAGACTCTAAAATTAAAGAGATTCGAAACATCTACGGGTAAACCTATTACATACTTAAAGCCTTCAGCAGCCAAGTTAATATAAAAGATAAATTTGTTCTTCCGTTTAACATGGATTGTCTTGGATCTGTGTCGGGTTATATTCGTCATCATTCTCGTTACCTTACCGGCTGAATTACAGTCTCCTCTCATATCTAAAAGTGGATGAGGGACATCTATTGAGCCACCATGTTTCACCGTTGTCACTAGTGGAGTAAATGAATAAGGTATTGAATCAAAAAGATCATAATTGTCGAGCAAATCTACAGAATGCAAGAAAGTGTCGAAATTCTTTTGATAATCAGAATGAACATAAGTGAATTTGGCGTTTGAATCATTATCGAGCCGAGGGGCTAATGTCTTGGGATTCAATTCAAACGAGCCTTCACTGGACTCAGAAGAACTCTCACAGCCGAATGGTACCGGTCCGTCGCTTTTAAAAATACCTGCAGATGCACGTAATTCCTCAGCCAGAGTCTTATATTTATATGGAATCATGGTTCGCGTCTCGTTCACCTCCTCAGTATCGGTTGAACTTGATTCTCCACTTTCATTTGGTTCAGAATTATCTTCTGAGGTTTCATCACCGGAACGCGGTTCACCTCGATAATCTACATTCTGGAACTCGGGGTATTCTTCACTTGTATCAGTATTAGTGAAATCCATATCAGCCCCGTCACAAATAAAATTCAGTAACTCAGCTGGAGTTCCGGTCATGTCTATATTATTATGATAGAAACGATCAATTACATTATTTGCCATAGATGAAATATTGTTAGCTAAAGGTTCATGTTTCTCACGTACTATATCAATATTATCAATCAAATAAACATCCCTGCGCTCAAGGATGAAAGCTTCAATATCCGTGACTACGGTAGTAGCAGATGTCAGGATGGATTGGAACCACACATTCAAAGCAGTGTGGAGACTTTCTATTTTATCTGTGATTACTTTGACGTTTTCATTCACAAAATTCTCAAGGAGTTGTGGTAACTTCCCAAACCTATATTTCAACTTCAAAAGTGTTAATCTAAGTTTAGCCTTGGTACTAATATATCGACACTTGACTCGACCAGTCAAAGTATCTGACGAGAATTTGATATCATTCAGTTTTTCAATATAGTGTTGAGCTTTCTCATACAATTTGATTCCATCTGATGTGTTGATTTTATCAATCTCAATTTCGGCTTTTAAAAGCTCATTATTTTCGACGAGTTGTTCAATCTCTCTTTCTAGTCGAATTCTAAATTCAATATTCAGTTGTTCAGCTTTAACTTTAGCATATTCTAAAACTGAAGTGGTTAAACCACTAAACATAGAGCCGGTCTTGCTCTTTTTCTCCCTAAGGTAATCTTTTTCTTCTCTGTGGATGAACATCGTTATTCTGCTAATTTTTACTGTTCATGAGGGTCTTCGGGGTATTTCCCTCCTTCACCGTTTTTCGCCCACTTTAGCTAGCCCGGTCCGCGAGGAGGTAGTTTTTATATCATCCTAGATGAAATATTCACTCTTTGCATAAATCATTTACTCCTTCGGCATGCAGGGTCATGCCCTGTATCCGTACGGCGATATCTACGTTACCCGAGTGGTTTTTGCAGCATTGCTCGGCTTCGCCGAGCAAACCTTCAAATGAAGGATTAGTATTCTAGGGGCTTCCCCCTTGTCATTGCCCCTCCTCGCAATGATCGTGATTCACAACCTAGCCGGGTGATGTGCTAGCGAACTAACACACAACCAGCTAACTCAGTATTTTGAAAAGCTTTCTGGTTTAGAAGAACACAGGGTCTGCACTGTCTGTATTGGCTATTAACCGGCACTGGAATGAATATGAGTCCCGACTACGATCATAGGTCTTACCCTCACGCACCTTAACTCACCCCCCCAGGACCATACAGTACCGTGTAAATTTGTGGAACTCAATCCTCTCTACACGCAATGAACGCAACATCATCGTTTCTGCCACACCTTCTCCTAATTCCTTTATACTCAACAAACTGAGTGTCACTCCCGTGACCTGGGTCGAACTAATCCCCATGAGTCGTTTCGCACTGGGACGTTACCATAGGTAACGGAACAATTATACACGCTCATGGATGATCCACCAAAAAGGCCTTGGTTCATTTTCACCACAACGTTATCTCACTGTTTTTCTTACAGTAGGTTAACAATACACTAGCCGGTAACGTCCATCGTAAGGCTATGCCACCTCCGGCCACAACTAGTGCACTGATCTTCCTTAACGTGGGTCTATTCAGAATCTCCGAGAATGGGAAGGGCGTCACATTGACCTTCCAGCGACTAGTTAGCA